AAAATATTCTTTTATCGATATTGGAAAAACTGATTTAAACAAACAATGTTATTGTATAGATGTTAATACATCTAAAGTTCCTTTTAATTACGATAATTATAACGATAGTCAATCATTTTTAATAAATCCACATAGTCCAACAGATATAAGTGTAAAAGTTAATACACCATCTAATATAGAACATAATAATGATACTAACACTTTAATGAACAAATTAAGAGAATTAGAGAATAAAAATACATTATTAAATAATGAATTAATTGCTGCAAATGATAAATCATCATCTATTGCTCATAGAACACCATCAGACTTGGAATTAGATAATTATTCATTAAAAACAAATAAAATTTATCATGATATAAATAATAACATACATGAGAATTTTTCAGAGAAAGACAAAGAAATACATAAAATTTCATGTAGTGATGTATGTTCTATAAATAATTCGAATAAAATTTTAAATGAGAATTTTTATATATTTTTGATAATAGTAATTTTATTAATATTTGCATATTTTACATCAAAAAAATCAATTTAAATATTTTTTAATATTATTGGCATTATGATTTCTGAAATTTTTGATTTGATTATTAAGATATTTTTTTATATTTTTATCATTTATATTTTTAAAAACATTATTGATATATATTAATTGTTGTTCAATATTAAGAAAAAAATCAATTAATTCTATTTTTCTATTTAATATTAATATATTATTTAGTTGTTTATTATATGTAATAGAAAGTATTCTAAATACTTTAAAATGTTCTTTAATATCATTTGAATAATTATTTAATTGAAATTCTAAATTAACAAAAAAATTTTCTAATTCTAAAAAATCTATATTATTATCTATTTCTGACATATATAAATAATTTATATATAAATTATTTTTATAATAAAATAAATAATATAATATCCAAATTAAATTTCAAATCCTTCGTTAATTAGAGAATCATGCAATTCTGCAAATTTTTCAGGACTTAAAATACTCTCAGCTGCTCGATAATATAACTTTGGATTTTCATTTGACAAAATTTTAATAGCAATCTCGTCAAGATCATCTGCGATTGAACGAATTTCTAGAACAATTTCAATAGGAATTTCATCAGTAGATGTTTCTGCTTCCGGACTAGCTTTAGCTGTTAACATTATTCTCATAGTATCTAGAACTTTTTTGCTTTCACTATATCTCTCTATAATAAATCCTCGATTTTGAGGAGTTTGCTGAATATTCCATCTCATTCCTCCTTCTAGTATTTCATCGAGTGTTTCTCCTTTTGTGTTTACACAATTTAAATCAATTTCAGGATATTTAGAAATTAAAACTTGGATACAATTATATGAACCATTCCACATTGCTTGTTGAATTGGTAAATATTTATCACAAACAGAATTTAGTAATTGTAATATATTGTTATGTTCATTGGTTTCTGGGAAATATTTTTCCCAAATTTCAATAATAGTTTCAACAACAATATGTAAATCACTTTTTAATGATTGATGCATTAAAAAGATAAAATGTTCTTTTTTCTTTTAAAAGAAATTGATTTATTGCTATATACTGATCTCAAATAAGTCTTAATATTATCAATATTAACTTTGGCGCGTTTATTTGGGATAAGGGTTCTGCAAACATTTTTTTCTTCTGATGTCAAAAATTTATCAGATTTTTTTTTGTCAGATGGTAATGGTAATCTTGTATCTGTTGATACAGAAGTTGATATTCTTGTATCTGTTGATACAGAAGTTGATATTCTTGTCAAATTTTTGTTTAGTTCTTTCGAACTTAAAAAAGAAGTTTGTTTAGAAGAAGCTGATATTTCTTTAAAAACTGAATAAGATTGCTTAGAAGCAGAATATTTTTGTGTTGACAATAATGTCATTGATTCTTTTGAATCTAAAAAAGAAATTTCTGTAGAAGAAGTTTCTGTAGAAGAAGTGGAATAAATAATATATTTGGATGAATATTTATAATTATTATTATTAATTATAGGGTATTCACCCTATAAAACTGATAATAATAGTAATAATATTAAAATAAAATTTCAATTTTTTATTATATATTTTTATTATATATTAGTTTAAAAATATATATTTATTATAATATATAATAATAAATATGACAGAACAAATAACAAATATAAATGAATTAAAAATAAACAAGTCAGAAAATGAATCAAATAGTGTTTCAGATTCTAGTGATTCAGATTCTAGTGTTTTGGATTCTAATAATTCGGATTCTAATAATTCGGATTCTAGTGATTCAGAGAGTAATCAATTAGATTCTTGTGATTCAGATGAATCTGAAACATTATCAGATTCATCTGAATGTGTTGATAAAACAAAAGGTTATAATTATATGGGCATGATATTAAATAAGAAATATGTAATAATTGAAAAAATAGGATATGGAACATTTTCAACAGTATGGTTAGCATATTTATTAAATCAAAAAAAATTTTATGCAATAAAAATTCAACACCCAGAAGATTACGATGATGGAATAAAAGAAGTAAAGAATCTAGAATCAATTAAAAAATTAAAATGTGTAAATTGTATTTATATTCATGAATGGTTTAAATATCAATTAAAAGATAAAAAAGATCCATCAATATGTATGGTATTTGATTTAATGGCAGGTTCTACTTATCAATTTATTAAAAAAGGTATATATGAGAATGGTTTAGATGAGAAAATTGTTGCTCAAATAATAAAACAAATTGCTCAAAGTTTAAAGTCAATTAAATTAAAAATGAAAGCATGTCATACTGATATTAAACCTGAAAATATTTTAATAAAAGGTGTAAATAATAATATAGAATTATTTATAAATAAATTTTTAGAAGAAGATTTTGATAGTATTTATAATTTGTTATTTAAAAAAAATTCTAAATTAATAAATGATGAATGTATAAAAATAATAACAGATATTAATAAAAAAATTAATAAATATATTACTGATAATTTTAATTCTAGTGAAAAATTAAAAGAAATTGATCCTAATCTTAATGTTGTATTAGCAGATTTTGCAACATTGAAATATTTTAATAAAATTGAACATAATGATGAAATACAAACAAGATATTACCGTGCTCCTGAAAATATTTTAATGTGTAAATATGATTATAAAGTAGATATATGGTCATTAGCTTGTAGTGCATATGAGTTATTAACGGGAGAAATATTATTTGAACCAGAAAAAGACAAGAATTATTCAACGGATTTTCATCATATATTTTGGATAATTCAAATTATTGGAAATATTCCATATAGTTTAATAAATAGATCAAAAAATGCAAATGAATTTTTTCGTTCTAATGGTAAATTTAGACAAAAAAATCCAGAATCTTATTCTTTAAAAGATATTTTCAATGATAAAAATAAAAATGTATCTGATAAAATGATTACTTTATTATCTAATATGTTGATAATTGAACCTAATAAAAGATATGATTATGATGATATTATTCATTATATTAATACAAATTATTAATTTATATATAAATTAAAAAAATTGAATAAATATATTATTTAATATATAATATTATATTAAATAATGGATTTTATTATAAATATTATACAAAATGAACCTGTCGACATAACCTATATTGGTATAGGATCTGCATCTATACGAGAATTTTGTCAAGAAAATATGCAACAATTCCCTCCATTTTTGCAAGAAATATTTACTAATAATAATAAAACAATAAGATTAATTAATATTGATACTAAATTTGAGAAAGATTTATTATTACCTCAATTTATGGAATTAGATGAAATATCTACTAATATCGATATGATTAAAAGATATCAAACAACTAATTTAGATTGTATATATATTCAAGATACAGTAACAGATGATTATAGTTTTTTTGATACAATAAATAAAATAATTATGGATAATAATAATATGTTAATTGTTGGGAATTATACAGGTTTGTCAAATTCTCTTATGGAAACATATTTTAAAAATTTATATTTAAATACAATATATGAATATAAATTTTTAAATAAAATAACATATAATTTCATGTCAGATTTATATGGTGGCTGTATGGTTAATATGGTTGAAAATTTTCCAATTATTGATATAAATGCGATGCAATTAATAAAGATATCTAGTGTAAATGAATTTAATTTTATAGAATTATATTATTGTTATTCTGATATTGAACATTTCATACCTAAATTTAAAATATGCATTAATTCTATAATTGATAAATTTATGAATATTGATATATGTATATATAGGAATTATAAAAATAAAGCAATGACAGTATATGCATTAAATAATTTATCAAAATCAATTTATAGAGATTTATCTATTACAAATGTTTATAATGATAATATATTCAATGAAATTAATGATATTACAGTAAAATTTTTTAATGATATACATATAATTTTATCATTTTTATTTCCTGAGAATAATATTATAAATGAAATAAAAACACATATTGATAATTTTAATAATGATGATATTTATAATTGGAGTCAATACTTTAATAATTTAATTAAAAATTTATATAATAATTAATATTATTATAATTTGTTTTATAATTTATATATTTTTAAGTAAATATTTTGTTTTTCCATAATAATATTTTTTTTTATCCTCATAATAATATTGTTTATAATCATCACTAAGCATCATATATTCTTGATTATATATTTCTTCTCGACCATATAATTCATAATAATTAGGTCCTTCTCTATATAGAGTAAAATCTGTTTGAGTTGATTTAATACCTTTAAATGCTGTCATCTCAAATGATGTTAATTTGTGATATTCATCAGAATATATAATTATTTTTGACATAATTCTTTCACGTTCTTTTATTTTATTTATTTTTTCTTGTTCTTCAATTTCTCTTTTTTGCTTATCTCTTTGTTCTTTCACAGTATTTTTTATATAAAAAATATATGCTGAATAAGATTGCATACCATCTTGAAGCATTCTACTCTCAGGAGTATATAATAATTTTTTTTCAGATGATAATTGTTCAAATTGTTTAGGTAATAATTCATCGAGCATTAATAATTTATTTTCATTTTCTGTTCTTAATTTATTTCCAACAATAATTTTTCTAAAAGTATACATATAACTAATATCCATTTGAGATCCATATGCTATTTGTTCTGCAATTTCATAATGTTTTTTTTGCTCAGGTGTTAATTGGTTAAATTCATTTTCCGATATTGGAGTAATTTTGTTAAATATATTATTTGCAATTGATAATCTTTCAATATTTCTTTCAGTTATTTTTTGATATGTGTTTATATATGTTGTGTCCGATTGTGCTCCATATCCAGTTGTAGATACTATTTCATAATATTTTTGTTTATCAGGATTTAATAAATTATATTCATCTTGTGTAATTATACCCGTTTTATTAAAAATATCATCAGCTAGTTTTTGTTTATTTTTTGTTTCGTCTAATAATTGTTGATATTTTTTATCATATTCATTTTGATTAAATTTTTTATAATATTTAATATTCATACCTAAATAATTATCTGTATATATAGTTGATATATCATAATAATTAGAATCTTCTTTTGTTAATTTATGATATTCTGCAAGTAGAACATTCGTTGGCATTTCTTCCCATTTGTAATTTTGAATATTCATTTATATATTCATATATTTTATATATATGAATATATAAAATTTTCAACTTTTTTACAATGCTATTGTAAAAAATGAATATAGTTCAATATATAAATAAAATATAATTATTAAAGCATAATTTATACTTAATAAAATTATATATTTTTATTGATGTATAATAATTTGATACATGAGCTATATTGTCGATATTCTCTTTAGTAAAATTTATTTCATTGACAATAGATTTATTATATTAATTTCAAATGCACATTTAAATTTATATAATAAAGCATAATTAAATGTTAACTTATTTGTTCTTGTTTTAAT